GAATATTACCTTGCACCTTAACTGACAATTCACGATAAATATGACGACAGAACTCATACGCAACTCTATTCGTACCCTGCGTATCATATGCCATACCTATACTAGAAACAATATACTCAATAACAGACTTCTCGTCAGCTTTCCCATATGCCAATTTCATAATTAATGCACCTAAAGGCCTATATGGTACAACAGGTGATATTGAGTAATCTTTAATCTCTTTCTTGGTGAAAACGGTATTACGAGCAATAAAATAACGCTTTAAAAACACAATACCCGGTTCAACAATTTCACCATTAAATTTATTCGGGATAGTCAAAAATTTAGCTTGATGTATATCCCTAATTTGCATTCCCCAAAAATCTTTCACAAATCTAGCAAATCCTCTTTCATTTATTATATCGTGAACATCACAATGCGTAAATAAGACGTGATCGTCTCCATAAACTATAATACCACATCTAAATAAACGATACAACTCACGAATTTGGGAAACGCGTTCAGGATGTCGCTCCATAACTTGCTTTACATATAAAAAATATAAAAATGCGACAATCCATGAATCACCATGCGAAGTTTCATAAGCACCAGAAGGCATGCCACCATAAACCACACGCCAAATGGTGCTAAACATATGAGTCACCTTAATAGACAAACGTTCTGCACAAATTCTAAAGAAAGCCTTCAAAAGAAGTGTATTAGCAGCTGTCATCTTAGTCCAATTAAAATACACAAAAGCTTGTGTTACATACAACATAAGAAGTATCATATGTAAAGTTGAATCCAAATGTTTAAAATCACCATCTTCAAATATAATGTGCTCATCATCAAATCCAACACTCATTGCCAACGCAGTGGCACCACCAAACCAAAAGTTTATCCCGATTTTTATGACCCTTCCTCGTTCAACAATTTGTCTAAACTTCAGACACATAGCAGCCATCAAATACTGGAACAAACTAAGGATATAAAACGGACGCAACTTCCAAGGAAGATCTTTAGCATCCTCCTTAGACATACCCAATTTATTAAAAGCTTCATCTTTTAACGATACTTGAGCAGCAC